CCCGGCGGGGGTCGACTGCGATCACAGGACGGGACGGGCGGCGGGGTTGGGCCAGCCGACGGTGGCGTTGGCGCAGTGGTCGCCGTCGTGACCGGGGTCGAGGTCGCAGACCTCGTCGTCGTTCTGGTCGCCGCAGATGTCGGCGTCCGGGACGTCGACCGGGATGAGGCGGGCCGGGCAGAACTGCGCGGCCTTCTCGCCCGCGAGGCTCAGCCACATGAACTGGCCGACGGTCAGCTCCCTGTTCGTCTGGAAGAAGCAGTCCGCCAGTTCGGGGCGGCCCTTCTCGGCGAGCACCGGACGCAGGTGCGGGATCGCGTGCTCGGCGACATCGCGGGCGGCTGCGTTCGGGTCCGAGTAGTCGACGGTGATCGGCGGCACGGGCCAGGCCGGGCCGAACTCGATGCGGTAGGTGGTCACGGTTTTCCTCCAGGTGGTGGTGTCGGCCGTCAACAGGCGACAAACAGCGGGGCGGGGGTCAGGCGGCGGGCTGGTCGTGGTCGGTGTCGGTGATGGCCGGCCCGCTGATGCGGATGAACTCGAACTCGGTCTCGCCGGAGGCATGTCCGATCGATCCGGCAAGCGGGCCACGGCAGGCGCGGCAGCGCGGCATGTCGAACCAGGTGACGCGGCGGCAGGCTGTGCAGCGGGTCAACCAGCAACGGCTGGGACGAGTCGACTTCCAGCTGACGAAGCCGGGGTGGCGCCGCATCAAGCGGTGCATGGCGTAGGGGTTGTAGTCCTCGTAGCCGTCGGCCCACGGGCTGATAGGGCGGGGCGGGTTCCCGATGATGACGAGTTCTCCGCCGGGCCAACGGCACGAGCAGTGGCGGATGCCCCGGATGCGCGGGCAGTCGCAAGCCAGCGACTCGCCGAACTCAAGTGCCTTCTCGACGCGGGGCACGCCAGTGCCTTTTACCTCCAGCCAGGTGCCTATCTCCGGCAGCCGGAAATCAGGCAGGTACTTCACGCCGGACGGCAGGGTGACGGTCTCCGGCTCGTACTCCCACGCGATGCCGAGAGAGTCGAGCGTTGCTGCCCACGACGCCTCGAGCGCCGACCTGAACGTCGTGCCCTTGTAGACGGTGGGCAGCGCCTCGATGGTCATGTCGCCACCGAGCGCGCCCTCCTGGCCAGGCGTGCGCGCCCGTCGCAGGCGAGCGGTCTCCTGGTCGTCGGCCAGCGCTTCGAAGATGTCCCGGCCGTCGCGGTCGTCCTGGATGGTCACGGCGTTCCTTTCGTGGCGCATCGGGGGCAGGTGCACCTGCCGTGGGTGGGTGTCGGTCCGCTGGCCGCGCTGCCTATGGGCCACGCGCCGCGGTGCGGGATCACGTAGTCGGGCTCTTCCGGCTCCTGCTGCTCGGCGGGCGCCGGCTTCTTGGGTGTCGCGCCGGTCAGCGAGAGCAGGTAGTCGACGAGGTCGCCGTCGGCCCGGAGGGCGGCGATGTCTTCGGGGTCGTCGGTGATCACGTCTGCGCCATGTCGATGAACTGGGCGTAGTGGCCCTGGAACGCGGTCGTGATCGTCGAGGTGGGTCCGGCGCGATGCTTGCCGACGATGAAGTCCGCCTCGCCTGCTCGAGGGGATTCCTTGTCGTAGGCGTCCTCGCGGTGGAGGAGGATCACGATGTCGGCGTCCTGCTCGATCGCTCCGGACTCGCGCAGGTCGGAGACGAGGGGCTTCTTGTCGGTGCGCTGCTCGGGTCCGCGGTTCAGCTGGGCAAGGATGATCAGGGTGATCCCGAACTCCTTGGCCATGAGCTTGAGTCCGCGGGTGAGCTTGGAGACTTCGGCCTGCCGGTTCTCCGCCTTGGGTGCGTCCATCAGCTGCAGGTAGTCGATGACCACAAGGCGGAGCCCGACGGTGCGGACCATGTGGCGAATCCGGCCGCGGAGCATCGGCAGCGACAGCTCGGCGGAGTCGTTGAGGTAGAGCGGCGCCTCGTTGATCCGCTGGGCGGCGCGGGCCTCGCGTGCGACACCGGCATCGTCGACGATGCCGGACTTGATGTGGTGCAGGGCGACCCGGGACTCGGCGGAGAGGATGTTGTCGCCGAGTTCCTCCTCACCCATCTCCAGGGATTCAAAGAGGGTCGGAATGCCGTTGCGGATGGCGGCGGCTCGTGCGAAGCCCAGGCCGAGGGTCGACTTGCCCATGGCGGGACGGGCGGCGACGACGACGAGCTGGCCGGGCTTGAAGCCGCCGGAGAACAGGTGGTCGAGGTCGAGGAAGCCGGTGGGGATGCGGTCTTCCTTGGTCGGCGGGGTGACGGACCGCTCGAGGGCGCCTCCGATGATGTCGCGGACCAGCTTGGGGGTGCTGGTGTCGCGGTTGCGGGCGATGTCGTCGAGGGCGTCCTGGATCGCGGCGATGTCGGTGGCCGAGTCGAAAGCCGCCGATCGGCCGCGGATGCTGATGTCGGAACCGAGGGCGAGAAAGCGGCGGGCGACGGCCGCCTCCGTGATCTGGTGCGCGTAGTAGGAGCCGGCCGAGTAGGAGATCTGCGCTTCGTCGTACAGGCGGGCGAGCTGACCCAGGTCGAGCGGGGGCACGGGCATGTAGCCGGTGGCACGCCACGCTTGCATCTGCCGGTCGACGGCCTGCCAGCGGATCTCGCCCTTGGTGAGGGTTTCGCGGATCTCGTCGACGGCATGCCACACCCAGCGCAGCTGGTCGGACTGGATGTCGGCAGGGTCGAACTCTCCGGCGAGTTCGTCGATGAGTGCGGGCCGGGCCATGACGGACGCGGCGATGATCCGCTCGGCTTCGATGGCGGACGGGGCGGCCGTGGGAGCGGCGTCCTCGGGGCCCCAGATGTCGGTCTCGGTGGTCACGCCGCCGCCCCCTTCCGGCGGTCGTCACCCTCGAGGAGGATCACGCTGTCGCCGCACATTTCGGCGAGGCGGGAGGAGACGCGGGGGCCGGTGACCTCGGACAGTTCGGCGGGCAGCACGTCACAGGTGATGATCACGGGGCGGCGGTTGATGTACCGCTCGTCGAAGATCTCGAACAGGCGCTCCTGCGTCCACGGGGACGCCTTGGCGGCGGCGAGGTCGTCGATGAACAGCAGGTCGCACTTCTGGAGTTCGGTGACCAGGGTGCGGCGGATCTCGTCCGGGCCGTCCGGGCGGAGCGCGTCGAACAGGGACGTCGACCGGTACGTGCGGATGTCCGGGCCGCCGGACCAGGGACGGCTGGGGGCGTACCAGGCTTCGAGCCAGCGGCGGCAGGTCCGCCAGGCGGTGTGGGTCTTTCCGACGCCGATGGGGCCGGTGAGGAACAGGCTGCTGCCGCCCCACCCGGCGATCCACTGGTGGACGTCTTCGGGCAGGTCGATGGGCTGGCGGTAGATGAGCGGGGTCCGCTCGTCGAACCGCTCGAGCGCGTACTGGCCGCGTTCCATCAGCCACAGGTCGCGGAGGCTGATGTCGTCAGCCGAACTTGAGTGCACGCTTCTTCTCCTCTTCGGGCAGGTGGCGGGGCGCTGGCTCGGGGCCGCGCTGGTGGGGGCGGCGGATCTTGCCGAGGGCGATATCGAGGGTGGCGCCGGAGACCGATCGGCCTTCGCGGGCGACGATGTCGAGGGCGCGGGCCAGGTCGTTGCGCTCGACGCCGTTGCCGATGGCTGTGCGGATCACGCTGCGGACGGCGATGAAGGACTGGGCGCGGCCTTTGCCGTGGCGGTCCCAGAAGGCGTTGGTGAGTTCGTCGGCGACGGGGTGGGCGTCGGCCTTCTTGGTGCTCGTCTTTCGGCTGGCCTTCTTGGCCGGCTTCTCAGCGGGGGCAGCGGCGTCCTGCTGCTGCGTCTGGTCGTCGCGGTCGGTGGACTGCTCGCCGGGCGCGTCAGCAGCAGTAGTTGGTATGTGGTGTGTGGTGTGTGGAGGGGGGGTAGCCGTGGCTCCTTCTGAATGAGCCCCCGCTCCTTCTGAGTGAGCCGTGGCTCCTTCAGAGTGAGCCCCCGCTCCTTCTTCACCCTTTCCGTCAGAGTGAGCTCCGGCTTCGTCAGAGTGAGCCGTGGCTCCTTCTGGCGGGTACGGGACGCGGAACTCCATGGCGTGGCCGGGGGTGGCGTAGAGGGTGCGCCCGTCCTTGCCTTTGCCGATCGGGACACGGAACTCCCAGCCCGCTTCGGCCAGCCGCTTGAGCGCGTTTCGGACGACGGCCGTGTCCTTGGCGCCGGTCCATCGGGCCAGGTCTTTGAGGGAGACCTTGCTCCGGCGCCCGTCGACGTCGTGCCGCGCGTCATCAGCGATCTCGAGCGCGACAGCGCGCTGGAGGCCGGTGATGTCGGGACCCAACGCCTCGCGGATCTCGCGGCGGAGCTCGTAGCCCATTACTTCTCTTCTCTCAGGAGGGGTGTCACTGGGTCTGGCTGCTGGTGCTGGACAGCCCTCATGGGGGCAATGTGGCCCGTTGGCCAACTGCACGAGTATGAGAATACCGTTCGCGGTCGATGTTCGCGAGTGTCGATCGCGCTCGCGTAGCGCGACCACGGAGAGTTGTGCCACCATGTGCGACATGGACGAGCTGGACGAGAGGATTCAGGCCGCAGCCAAGAAGCGGGCCCGCGCCGAGAAGGCCTTCAACGACGCTGACGCCGAGCTGCGTGCTCTGCTCGTCGAGGGCCGTGCGGCCGGCAAGGGCCCGTCGCACATGGCGAAGCTGACGGGCTTCACCCGCGAATGGGTCGCGAAGATCGCCCCGCTCGCCAAGTCGTAGCTGCTGCATTCCTCCTCCTCTCCTCCGCCCCGCGCCTTCTGCGCGGGGCGTTGTTGTGTGGCGGGTCAGGGTGTGGCGCGCGGCCGGCGGACGGCAGTCACGCGGCGAGGGCCGTCTCGGGCTGGGCGTGCCGGTCGATGTCTTCGCCGGTGATGGCTTCGACGAGGGCGCAGACCAAGATCTCGGCCATGTTGGGCGGGACGGCGTTGCCGTACTGGCGGACGCGTTCGCGCTTGGAGCCAAGGACGATGTACTCGTCGGCGAAGCTCATGGCCCGCCCGATCTCGTGGGGCTCGAGCATCCGGAAGAGCACGTCGTCGATGTCGACGTGGCCTTCGATGACGGCGATCCGCGAGTCCGGCGTGACGAGCCCGTGATGGTTGCCGGACGCCGTCACAGTGGCCAGGGCCTCCGTGACCGGCCGGGCAACGCTGCCGCCCCCGCGGAGTTCGGCGATGAACGGCAGCCACGCCAGTCCGGTCTCGTTACGGGCGGTCTGCGTGCGCAGCGGCAGCAGAGCCGTGTTCGCCTCTTTACCGTCGCGGCCTTCGACCGGGACCATCAGCGGCGGAATGGCCAGGGCCTTGGTCATGGTCGCGGTCTGCGTGGTCAGCGGCGCGTCAACGGGCCACGTGCGCACGCCGGGGCGCCGTTCGAAGGTGTTGCCCGCGGCCTCGAGCGTGATCGGCCGGCCGAAGCGCGCGATGCCAGCCTGGATGCGGGCCAGGGTCTTGTCGGCCAGCGGCTTGATGCGGTCGCCGATGCGCTGTCCGGGGAGGGTCCAGTCGATGCAGGCGGCTGCGGGCAGGGTCTCGGGCTCGAGCAGCTGGTAGCGGCAGGTGGCGTTCGGGCAGCGGTAGACGTACTGCTGGCGGTAGCGGCCCATGTCGCGGCCGGGCCGCTTGAACACCTGCATGGCGTCGACGTGCTGTCCACACTTGTCGCACCAGGCGCGCGGGCGCAGCCACTTGTTCCAGTCCGGTGTCCGCCCCAGGCTCTTGTGCCAGTAGGCGACGAAAAGGCGATCACGGGACTGCGGGGCCTGGTGCACGGTTCGCGGGTGGGCGTGCATTGCGTTGAGCGCGATGATCCGGGTGTCGTAGCCGAGCTTGCGGATCTCGCCGAGCCAGCGGTCCCACTGGTCCCAGGCGCGGACGTCGACGACGTTCTCGACGATCCCGGCCTTGACGAGGCCGCCGCGCTCGGCGACCCCGCGCAGGTAGAGGGGGACTTCTTCCATGAGGGCGCGGGACTCTTCCTCCGCGGTTGGCTGCTCCTCCTCCTTGTCTTCGAGGAGGGAGAACAGGTCTCCTTGCATGGCGGTGTCGAAGTCGCGCCGCTTGCCCTTGGCCACGGACCAGTTGGTGCACTCCGGGGATGCCCAGAAGATGTCGGTGACGGGCCAGTCCCAGACGGGGGCTTTGCGGATGTCGCCTTGGTAGTGGTCGGTGTTGGGGAAGTTCGCGGCGTGGGATTCGATGGCGCGCAGCCAGTGGTTCGCGGCCCGGGTGACCCGGACCCCGGGTACGGCGTGGACGCCCTGGCTGGAGCCGCCGGCGCCACAGAACCAGTCCATGACGGTGAGCGCGTCGTTGTCGTGGCGGTACATCACGCTGCTACTCCGATCGCGTACTGGGGGTGGTCGCGGAAGGCGTGGTCGATGTACGCCTTCGAGACGCCGAGGCGGTGGGCGGCGGTGGCCCTGTCGAGGCCGCTGAACCGCATCAGCTCGTTGGCGTCCTGCGCGACGATCTCCCGGCGGGTGACGCCGTAGAGGGGCTGGAAGTGGGGGTCGTCGATGTCGTCGCGGTGCTCGTCCCAGTACTTGGGGGTGGGCCAGCGGTTCTCGGCGGCCCGTTCGCGGGCGCGCTTGATGGCGCGGGGGTCGACGCCACGCCGGGCCGGCCTCTGCTTCTTGAGCTGGTCGTAGGCGCGGGCGATCTTCTCGGCGGTGGCCGTGAAGACGGGGCGGTCTCCGCGGCGCAGGAGGTCGCCGACGTAGGTCGGGTGGAGGTCGAGGTGTTCGGCCATGCTGCGCAGCGGCCAGCCAGCCGCAACGAGGGCTTGGATGCGGCGCCGTGTTCCGGTGCCGTCCATGTAGCCGGACGATGCGGCTTCTGTGGTGACGGCGAGGATTTTGCGGGCGATCTCGGGTGTGGTGCTGTGCTTGCGGGCGCGGCGTCCGCTGCTGGAGGGGAGGAAGGCGCGGACGGTCCAGTCGTTGACGCCCGCCATGAGGGCGATGCGGTAGACGCTGGTCCCAGCGGCCTGGAGGGTCTGGATGTGCTCGCGGACGGGCTTGGCGTCGATGAGGGCGGGCTGCCCTTCGCGCTGCTTGCGGCGGAGGTCGCGCTGCCAGGCGTTCCGGCGTTCGACGCATTCGGGCCGCCGGCAGCGGTAGTCGGTGTAGCAGGTGAGGTTGCGGTGGTGGGGGGCTTCGCGGACGGCGGTGGTCACGGCTTCTCCTTCCGGCTGGCGGGGGGCTGTGCGTGGATGTGGCGGCATTCCCACAGGAGGTGGGGGTCGCGGCCGGGGGTGTTGTCGGGGGCGGCGGGTACGGCCCG